TGAAAATCTTACGCAAGACGACAGGTCTTTGGCGAGCTCCGCTTCTGTAATGAAGTGGTTTACGATATCACGCCTGTATTGGAATTGCTTCGGTAAGCGCATCGACATCGCGTCTCGGTCATCGTCTCTGAGGAAATCCACATCCTCAAAGTCGAAAATGTATACGCGATCTTGGAAGGTAAGCTCAACGCTCCACTCGTTATATTCTCCATAAGCGAGTGCAACGTCCAAGTAGTGGCCGGTTGTGAAAACTACGCGTCCTCCTGGTGAAAATCCATTCATCACAGGAAGAGCGAGAATTACTTCATCTGCCGCCCCCAACTTGGTGAACTGTACCTTACAAAGATTGTGTCGATACGTCTCTTCAATCAGTTTCGTTGTCACTGAGTCTCCATACTGCCCTTTTGCTCTGCCGCCGTCTACATGCCGAACGCGTGTAACTGGCCGTGAAACAGAACGGGCGCTCGCACGCGCCACTGTAGCAGCTCCTGAAGACATCATTTGTCCGTGTGGTCCATTTGGGCGTAGCCATGAGGCCATCGCCACACCCAATCATACCACAACAGGCAGCACAAGCCATAGTGCTGACTGTTGCGGTGTCAAAGCCTCCCAAAGTTGTTGTCCCTTTGAGATTGTCCGTTGGCACCTCCAAATCATTGCTTCCTTAACCTCTTCCCAGTATGAAGCCCCTATCTTACTGTAACTATGAACGTAATCCTTAACGTCCTTAGATGCACAGTACTCTTTCATGTCGATTTCTGAGCAGTCGACAAGGGGGAATTCAGCCATTCTTTCCACATTTCTGCGGAACTCCTGACTGACACCGGCAGCTGGATAAGCAGCTGCCGCTCCGAGCATGTACGTACATAAGACTAGTTTCTTGTGAGTCTTGACGTCCACGCCCCTGATCATGAGGTCTTGTAAGATGATCCAGAAGTGCAGTTCGTTGAACGTGAAGCCAGGGGGCTCCTCGTCCGGCATCCGTAGTTTCATGACGTCAGCGGTAATTTGTCTGTACCACTCACGTCGCTGTTCCAAGCTGAGTCCCTGAGGATGAGTCGCTTTTGTCAAAAACGCCTCCTCCTTGAGGTTCTCAAGCGAAGCCATTTGGATAGCTTCGCCATGGTCCGCAGGTTCCACCTGCATCATTTGTGCCTTGAAACGCTTCAAAAATTCTGCCGATTTGAATGATTCCCGTTTTGTTTGG